CACGCAATGCGAATATACAAGGAGTTAACAATGCCATTTATCACAACCGTCAAAGGATGACCTGATGGGTTGGTGCCGAACAAAGTCAGAAAATCACCGAAAAAATTCACGTCAGGGAAAATACAACAATCAGCTAAACCCCGCATACGCTCAAGCTCTTGTTCCCCATAACCAGCTCTCTTGGCAATTTCGATAAGTAATCCCCAAGCAGCGCTTGTTAATTGTGACGACATACGTTGATCATAGTTCTTATAATCTCCACAAAAAACCTTCCAGTCACTATTAGGAAACATGTACTCATACAAAGCATCCCAATCCGCACTGAAACAATTAAGGCCAATTGCCATTTCAGATATGAGGTTTTGTGATTGCACAACAGCCAAAACAGCCAAAAAATATTTCCTTATCAAGTACAAACCCTCCAAAGGACAAGCCATAAATACTCTAATTTTGCTATTAAGTAACTTCTCTTGGCTAATTGGTTCATCCTTGAGAGTTGCATTGAAAATCATTGTGGGTCGCTCACGTTTATCAAGCGACTTCAACATCTCCTCTATCCGTAATTCGACTTCCTCGGTCAAGATACACCTGTCTTGGCCATCAATACACCCTGTTGGGAGAAGCAAATTCTTCGCTTTCCCCCATGGGAATCCAGCACCAGCCGTCCAATTAATATTATTGACAAATTGATCTCCAACACAACCATACATGGTGTCATGATGATTCAAGACCTGAACTCTATCCAGATCCAATTGAGAAAGTTTTTCGCCAAAATGAAGAGTAGCTAGTTTCAATTCATTGCTAAAAACGTCCTTTTGCGCACACGCATTTAATAAGAAGTTTCGTTTTGGAACCCACGTAACTATTCCTACCGGAGCAACTTTCCCAGAAATGTATCCGTTTCTCTCCCAAAAATCTCTGAAAGCATGACTAGCAACTTGTGTCTTAAATCGTCGCTGTGGAATATCAAATGACCCAAAAACCCTAATATCACTAGGGACATCACCCAAGCCTTCAAAACGCAAGGGACATTTCTCACTCAATGGCAGAATTTCAACCTTGCGCGTCTTGGTGTCAATATTATAAACTCCTTGCGAACGCACGCCAAGAGTCATTTCCTTAATCCAATCAATGTCCAAAGGCATAACTAATGAAATGTTCTGACTGTTCCCTGCAACATGTATGCCGCAAATGGCGTTGGCGCCATCTTTACACATCACCAAAGGCGAACCACAATCACCAACGATTGTGGGATCCCTAATGGACACGACATAACGCTGTCGTTCAATATAATCAGGACCCAATGAACTGACCAAATCTGAACATTTTGTGGTTCGCATGACTATTGGTCTGAGTGAATCAAGTTTCTCAATGCCATCGCGTATCACGAGAAGTGAAGCAGAAAAAGGCTGCTTAATCTCAGGAACCAAATACTGTACCAAATCAAATCCGGGGGGACTAGGGAAAGTATAAATCCCATAATCTTCAGTCGGATGAGGTCGCCAATTGATCTCAGAAAATTTGGTCCGCAAAGTGTGGAGACTAACTTTTGCACGATTAATCTGCAAATCCACATCAGACCCACAGTTTACGACCTGATGCATAAAATGTTTTGGAATCAACCAACTATTACCACGCAAGCAAAAACAATTAACACCATTGGGTGTTAACAGCTCACCCTTCCGATAAACCTTGAGCTTACCAATTGCACTCTCTAATCGTTTATAGAAATGATCAGGATGAGTGGTTCTACCAACTTGGGGAATGAAGTCAGTCCAACGCATCGGTCCAGACTTCTTCCACACATTAGCAGGTGCAAAAGCCTCTTCCAACGGGGGAGACGCATCAAAATCCTCAAGTCCCTGGGTCCTGAATATGTCAGTGACATGCGTCAGTAACCATGCGCTAGCAAGGGCCATGAGAATAAGAGCTATATATTTGGGTCGGAAGAAACCCGATAGTCGCTCAATAATACTGCGTCCATAATTGCTCATAAACCTGTCAAGCAAACTTCGGTACCAGCGTGAACGTGAGGCAATTGCCAACATTTCTCCCAATGCACTAGAACTAGATACTGTCGTGTCATAAAAGAAACTACCACACGAAAAAAACGAGTATTTGGAAAAATAATAAATCATACTCGCAGTATCGAACAAAAAGGGGAAGGGGTTATAATCATTCCAAAATAAATATGATTGCCTAATGCTATCACAATAACCGATTAATTGCCTTACCAAACAACTAACTTGATCAATGGAACCGGCCAATCGGGTGCTTGAAGCGGAAATACCATCAGCGGCCTCTACTGCATTCATGAATGGACTTATAACCTGGGTATGCCACAATGAAATGAGGCAACTCCGAAAATCTCGGCAACAAGACCGCAAAAGAGCAAAAACCAACGTGACTGTGTAAATAATGTAGCGCAACAAAAAGAGAAACACACCAACGCAAAACAAAGACTTACAAACAGGAATAAACACATCACCTTGTGATTCAACAAAATGGACTGTAACTCCATCGTCCAAACCTTCACAAGAACAAAGAGGCTTCGGAAGTAAGCAACGCGTACACTTCAAAATCTTACCATTTGCTGCATCATACCCAGAAATCTGTGATTTAAAATTACCCACTTTGTTCTGTCGCACGAAATGGTCAACGCAGGCTTTAACATACCATCTCAAAAATGTGTTCCTATCCACACCGCCGTGACTACTGCCCAAAACGTCTGTATAAACCACTGTTCCACAAGTGAGATTAACTGACTGAACCGCAAAGTCCCAAATGTCCGTCTGTCCATGAGGAACCTTGCTTGGGTCCAACATTGAAGACGATAAAAATTCCTTCTTGACAAATGGTCGAATGATATAAGGAAAGCGACGCAATACTGCACTCGGAGATCTTACAGCAAATGCCGCATTAAGATCCAAATTATTGGTGGTCGCAAGCACAAGTTGAGGCGCAACGGTAACTTTACCTTTTTCATCAACTCCCGCCATAGGTGGAAAATACGACACATTGTTAATTACGTGAATCAACTCTTGAATCTCGTCCGCAAAACCATTTACAGCCGGATTCTTTTGTCCGATGTCGTCAAAAACGATAGCCCAATTGGTATTCTTCCACGCAGACCAATATTTTTCAGAAGTCCTGTTGTAGATACCATCATTCCGCAAACAGTCGGCCGGACCAACATGAGACTCGGCTGGGTTAGCTATGCGAAACGTTTCAGTCAACAAATCAATCACAGATGACTTGCCAACACCAGGCGTACTATAAACCAAAGCCGAAAAAGGTAGTTTCCTACTAGTCTTACTACGAGTATTGACAGCAAACTCAATTTGAATGTTGTGCAAACGATTAGCATATCCAAGTAAAAGGGGTTTCATAGCTGGCTTGCAATACTTCAAAATTGGTATTTGGTCCCTCACAAGTTTCTCGATTGAATCACCAAGGGCCATGGAATCGTGGCTCAATTCCAATTCAAACTTGTAGTCGCTCATTTCTCGCTCAAGATTCATAACGTCACACATGAATTTTGTAGCATCATCATCAGATCGATGAAAAACATTAACATCTCTGGTGACATAAAACTCATAACCCCGTGAAAATAACAAAGTAAGATGTGACATAATGCCTTTCCCCACATTGGCAGCCACTTCAACCGGTGTAATGCCCTCTAAAGATGAAGACAATTTTGAAAGAAATGCACCATCAAACTTCCCATCTCTAGTAGCAAAAATCAAGGTCCACAATAAAGTAATTAATTTCACTGTCGAATTCAAAGCAGATGCGTTCGAAATACCATGGAAAGCAGCTTTCGCCGTTTCGAAAAAACCCTGTGACTTCCAATCGTCTACTAAACAATGATCGTCAAAGTCCAAAACCTCCTGAAGGAGCCTTTGATCAATTTCAGGCCGAGAAACAAAATGAGTACTAATAATGTGGGCAAGGGCAGGTGGGGTAATACCATTTCTCTTAAGGTCATCAGCCCTTCTGTCAACGAACTTCAATACTGCAAAAGCTCTCTGAAAAGCGTTCTGAGAAAAATAAAAATCTGCAGCAAAGACAATGAAATCGTTGACCAATTGATTCTGGTAATTCTGTTGGATCCCAGCTAATGTGAACAAACCACTCTGACTTTCTGTCCTTCCAGTTGAAAAAATACGAACGGCTTGCCGCATTACTCTCTTCTCAGCATCTTTAAAAGATGAAAGAGATGTGCAAATGACTCGGATAGGATCAGCGCTTGCATGTGTAAAAACTGCAACTACTACAAATACCCTATGTTCAGTATAACGAAAGCTGGCGACTTCAAATGGAGAACAAAAACTTCTCAATAAATCTTCAAACGACACACCATTACTCTGTGTCTCGAATTCAACACATGCAAATCGCTTCCAAATTACATTGACACCAAACGTATCCACCCACCTGGTCTTCCAATACACCAAATTCAATTTGATGCGAACTGGAAAGTAATTAATGAGGCCAGGAAATTGGTATGAACAAAGATTAGGTTTTGAAAGTTCAATATCCCAATTATTAGGTATCAAGTGGCATCCTATTTCTGATCCAATTGAAGCACAGCTATACCTTCGACAAAAATTGCCAAAAGGGCAAACTAGGGAAGCATCATCCACAATGTGGTCGTATTCTACGGTAACATCCAACTGTTTTCCGACGACCACAATAAAGAAAAACAAAATCATAAATAATTTCATCATCTGTCTCTTAATTCTTGGGGGTGCCCTAAATTTAAGGAGAGGCCGGTGCTTGCACTCATCCCGAGGTCCACACTTTAAGGACTCCTAGCGTCTACGCTTTGGTAGCCGTCACCATATGTCTATGGACTAGCGGACATGCCTACAGTATGCGATTCTACGCATTAGCAGAGAGTATACCCTAGATATCACTCTCCGTGGCTTCGGAATTCTTGCAGATCTTAAGGATCTTAGCAGAGCATTTATGCATTAAATAGTCGGGCTTGTCACACGAAACTACATCACTTACAGAAGGTCTAAACGCACCAAAATACAAATATGATGCCCCAACTGTCGGATGAGGTGGACTATAGCTTATCCAACTAACGATGCACACTCCTTTTGGGAGTGCAACACCTTGCAAGAATTTACCTACACACGGTCAATAACACAACCAAACGCAGTCTAAGCTAGATTAGACTGCGTTCACCAAGTCATCACTCGGATTTTTAACAGAAAAATAGAAAGTGTAGAAAAAGAAAATAGGAAATTAAGAGAGGAAAAATACATATTATACATTAGTGTACAACAATATATTACACGGGTCAATAATTTACAAAACAAACTATCAACCCAAAAGAAAAACCAACGCAAACATAGAAAAACTATTTGCGCCAGTAGAGTAGAGGTAGCCCCATCTGGTTGGGACAACAACCCTTCTTTTCTATAGACAAGAAGATTGCCAATACGCCTAGATTAGGAATATCCTTAAAAAATCAAACAAAACACAAAATTAAGGGCAGCCGCACGCTGCCAAAAAAATTGTGAAATTGTCA